CATCGGCGGCATGGTGTCCGGCTCGATGATCGACAGCTTCCGTGACCAGATGGCCACTGGTAATGCCCTGCAATACAGCACCTCCATGTCCAGCCATCTGGCGAATATCCAGAAGGGGTTGGAAGACAACCGGACTGGTAATACGCTGAAGATCATGGGTAACGAAGGCAGAATCGCCAAGGATTTAATTGGTGCTCAGGGGCAGCAGCAACGGATGGGAATCCGAGAAACTGGTACTCAGCAGCGTATGAATATTGGCGCACAAGGTACACAGGATCGCTTGAATATTGGTGCCACTGGAGCGCAGCAAAGGTTAAATATTGGAGCCCAAGGAATCGAAGATCGTGCCTTGGTTGGCGCTCAAGGAACTCAAGAGCGTATGAATATTGGTGCCAGAGGTACTGAACAAAGAAAAGGATTGCGCACAGCAGGTTCGGAGGAGCGCCTCAATATCGGCAAGCGTTATCAAGAAGAGCGCAACATGAGGGCTGATGCTCGTGGCGCGATTAGATCACTTGGCTCACGATTCTTTGGTTAATGCCTAGGACAAGCGAAGAACAGATCCAAGATTTTCTAGTTGCTCTTGACAACAATCACCGCGAGGGATTTCTTGCGTATGCCGAAAATACATATTCGGTGTACGAAATTTGGCTCTACGCGGGTGTGCTCGGATACGAGGGCAGCTTCCCAGCGCTTGAGAAATGGCTAAAGAAGGCTTATCCAAAGCTGAATCGTCGTGAGATCATGCTTGCTGAGATCGTCAAGCTAGAAGGAGATATTGATTTCTTGAGGCAACAAGTGCAAGCAGATCTGATCAAGGCAGACGCTGCGGCGACAAGGATTGCTCACTTGTCGAAAGAGTTGCGTGGTCATGTCATGGACGTCGACAAGTTGACCAAGAGTCTGGATCGCAGGGGTCTAGTCATGTCCGGGGCTGACAAAGTGATGCGTGACTTGCGTGTGATCTTTAAGAGCTCCGATGAATTGCTACCAGCTCTCGAGCTGGCGTTCGAATCTATCTGGGCTGATCTGAGCGAGGAAAAGTAATGAGCAGGATTTACGCTGGAATTGGAGCTAGAAAGACTCCACCAGACGTGCTGCAAGTAATGACGGCGCTGGCCTCCAAGATGGAGGAAGAGGAATGGAAGCTAAGGAGTGGAGGCGCGGCTGGCGCAGATAGCGCCTTTGAGGCCGGGGTGATTAATCCCGCAAACAAAGCGATTTATTTGCCTGGCAACACCTTTAATCAACGGTCTGCCCAGATGCCTGGCATGCACAACAGCACCAGGCTTTCGGGTTGGCAGCAAGCGCTTGAAACCGTTGCTCAGTACCACCCAGCCCCTGAGCGTTTGTCGCCATTTGCCAGGAACCTGATGGCAAGAAACGCCATGCAGATGATGGGGCCACGGATGCAAAAGCCAGCAGATTTGGTCGTGGCTTATACGCCAGGAGGTGAAGTCACAGGTGGCACTGGCCAGGCTCTACGCATGGCAGGCAATCTGGGAATACCTGTCAGAAACCTTGGAGATCCTGCTGTTCTAGCTTCTGTTAGACGTTATCTTGGATTGATCTGAGCGAAGAGAAGTAATCAGGGTCAAAATTTTTCTGATACTTGTTTTGTGATTTCCCTAGGGGGTCAATAGTGAAAACTGGGTAGATTGTTTTCATGGCAGGAAGCTCAATCGCCCAAGCCAAGATGCGGTCTGCAAAGCAGGCTGCTAAGGCAATTGTGAGAAAACAAGTCGAGGTGGAAGTCCCCGACCATATCTTGAAGGCCAGAGATAACTTTGCTTATTTCTGCGAATTAATGGGCAAGAAGCCTGCTCGTCATATGCGCGAGTGGCATAAGGTCTTCTTGACTGGTAAAAGCAATGAACACCTGCTGGATATTGCAGGACCAAACACATGCTTGCTAAGCCCAAGGGGTAGCGCTAAGTCCACGGTCCTGGGCCTGCTACTCGGCTGGCTGATCGGAAGGCATGCAATGCAGAGAACGTTGCTGCGAATCCTTTACGTCTCATACAACGTTGACGTTGCGAGAAATAAAAGCGCAGCAATCAAGAATCTTATTTGCTCAAAGGAGTACCAGGAGGTGTTTCCCTGTGTACGACTATCAAAAATGCGTACTTCGGATGAGCTCTGGAGTATTGACTGGGATTTCGCAGAGATTGATGTCCGAGGGGAGGATGCTTTCACTGTCGCCTGCGCCGGGCTGAAAGGAACAATCACTTCCAAGCGTTCAAGCCTGATCGTCGTGGATGACGCGATCAAGAGTGCGGCAAGCATTGCCAACCCGGATATTCGGCGTGAGATGGAGACAAACTGGACAAACGTGATTGTCCCCACCATGTTCCAGGGTGCCCGTGCGATTGCGTTGGGCACGAGGTTTCACTTTGATGATTTGTTTGCAACGATCTTTACTGAGAAGAAGGGCTGGAAGTGCATCACTCAGTCTGCGCTGCATTACGACGATGACGGACGGCCCAAGTCGTACTGGCCTGACATGTGGTCGGCCAAATATCTGCTGAAATTGCAGATGGACGACCGTGTTGCCTTTTCATATCAGTATCTGAATCAACCCGTTCGCTCTAAAGAGTTAGGTATCTCTCCCGAGCTGTTTGTGAAGGGTGAAGTGCCCGATGATTACGACAGTATCGGCGTGGGTATCGATCTTTCAGCTGGCATGACTGAGAGAAACGATTGGACTGTATTCACTCTTGCTGGCAGGGTTGATGACAAGGTCTACATCATTGATTACAGGCGTATGAGGTCGATGGGCAATATCGACAAGATTGAAGCCCTATGCGAGTTACTAGTCGAGTGGAACCTTCTGGAAGTCAATGATGAAGGCCAATACTTCAAATCGATGTCACCCGTCACCATCTTCCCAGAAGTCGTCGCCTATCAAAAATCGTTTGAGGGCGATATGAAGAGGATTCTCTTCAATGATTGGCAGCTCTACAACCTCTCCATTAGCGCGGTAAAGGGTTTCCGTGGGGACAAACTCGCTAGGTTGCGGGGAATTATGGGATTGTTCGAACATAAGAAAATTATTTTCAATAAATACAGGGATTTCAGCTGCATGGTTGACGAAATCGTTAACTTTGGACATTCGCCTCACGACGACTGTGCGGACTCATTGAATATCGTGGTACAAGGACTTATGCGTCGTGGCAAAGCACAAATCGAGTGGAACTAAAATAGAACTATGAGCGCATCTCAAGACCGATTCCGTCGCATTCTCGAAGCCGCGAGAAAGAAAGACGGAGGATCCAATACTGACACGATGATCGTGAACAGTCATCTTTCACAGATGAAATTGTTCATGCTTAGGCAAGGTCTGGAGTTCTTCCCAGCTCAGGACACGTTTGGCTTTAGGAAGTCATTCGTCACTCAGTTAATTGAAGAGAATGAAATAGATACTCGTTTAGAGGGTATTTGCGATGATTTTTTAATCGATGGTAAAGGTCTCTTTTATTTCCGCCCGGTAAGGGACACGTATCGGATCATGTGGTTTAGTGCGGAAAACTACCGCGCTTACTACGATTCGATCGGTCAGCTTGAAGAAGTGGACTTGATCTATTCCTTCAATGTTCGAGAGTCGATGAATGCACCGATCGCAGCAAGCGATCAGCAGGGATCAGTTAGATACGTAAAGCTGAGAGTCCGCAAGGACGAGATCAAGGAAACGATCACGACCGAAAAGCCGTCGTTTGATTCAGGTGCTGAATCACTGTCGTTCGCTGTCAATAAAACCAGGACCTTGACTAACAGTCTTGGCTTTGTGCCAGCGGTTGAGTCCTTTAACAATATGCGATCCACTGGGATGGACGCTACGGGTGAGTTTGACTGGCTCGCTGAGCAGATCGTGACGCACGACGATCTAGTCAAAAACATTAGAACCAATATTCACTTCTTTGGAAATCCGACACTGGTTTCCAGTCGGCCCAAGCAAGACTTGGTTGAGAGTGGTGAGCAGGATGGTATCCGTCCAACCATTAGCTCCCAGGCTGGTTTCTATTCCGCAAATCGTCCATCGACGCGAGTAAGTTCGCCCCTTGGCGGTAGTGCTGGTGGTGGGATGAAAGTTCCACGGATTATTGCCAATGTAGAGGCAACTGATAGAGCCGTTTACTTAACTCCTGATGCAGTTTCTGGCGACCAGAACTTATACGCTCGTCAATATCGTGAAGAGATAAGAACTGCCCTTGGCGGTGTCGACGAGCTAGGCATCACGGCAGGCGCCACGGCTTATGAAATCAAGTCTCTTTATGGGCGTGCAGCTACAACAGCTAGCCGTCGATGCCGAGGCCTTTTGACTTACGGTTTATGCAAGCTATTTAGCTTGATCATCTTTAACGAAGAAAAGATTTTCCGAGAGTCTTTTGCTGCTGTTACAGGGCTTGTCAGGCCTACCCCTCCTTTGCGCGAGCAGTTCCCTGATGACGTCAGTTTTCAGCAGGCATTAGAAGAGTTCAACACTATTCTTCCGCAGTTT